CAGCGTTACAACAACAAGGTTTAGACACGGCATTACAAGGCGTTCAATTAATAGCGAGTTTATTTGAAAAGCAAAAAGGAGTTCAAAAAGCAGCAGTAATTGCAGAAAGCGCAATAGGTATTGCAAAAATGATTATTTCAAATAAGTTAGCAAACGCTGGAGCTTTAGCAACTCCTCAAGCAATAGCAACAAGTGGGGCAGCAGCTGCGCCAGTTATAGCAATGAATAATATTTCAACAGGTATTGGAATCGCTGCTAACATTGCAGCAACTGCAAAAGCTTTAAAAACTTTGGGTGGGGGAAGCCCTCCTTCAGCTCAAAACCCAAGTGGTGGAGGCGGTGGTGCTGGTGGTGGTGCTATGGCACCTCAATTTCAAACTATAGGAACAAGTGGCGTAAATCAATTAGCAACATTACAGCAACAGCCAACAAAGGCATATGTAGTGAGTGGTGAAGTTACAAGCGCACAGGCTTTGGATAGAAATAGAGTACAAAACGCAACATTATAAGTTAGATAGTTATGGCAAAGATGGAAATTATAGAACTGCTAATTGATGAGAATAAAATCGAAAGCGGTATCAATGCGGTTTCAGTAGTTGAAAGTCCTGCAATCGAAGAGAATTTTGTAGCCTTAAAAAAACACGAAGTAGAACTTAAAGAAGTTGACGGTGAAAAACGTATCTTAATGGGCGCAGCTTTAGTTCCTAATAAACAGATTTACCGTAAAAACGGAGACAAAGAGTTCTATATTTATTTTAGTGAGGAAACAGTACGCAAAGCATCTGAGTTATTCTTAATGAGAGCCAACCAAAACAACGCAACGTTAGAACATGAAAAGAAAATGTTAGACGGTATGAGTGTTGTTGAAAGCTGGATTATTGAAGATGAGAAACAAGACAAGTCAGCAAAATACGGATTCAATTTACCGAAAGGAACTTGGATGATTTCAATGAAAGTAAATAACGATGAGATTTGGAACAAGGTAAAAGCTGGTGAAGTAAAAGGATTCAGCATTGAGGGTTACTTTGTAGACAAATATGAAATGAGTTTACAAGAAACCGAAGATGATAGGTTAATAAAAGCTATTCGTGATTTAATACTAAAAGACGAAAACTACAATTTAGAAACTTACAACGACTATCCAAAAGAGGCAAGCGAAAACGCTAAGATAGCTTTACGTTATGCTGAAGAAAACGGATGGGGTGACTGCGGTACGCCCGTAGGAAAAGCAAGAGCAAACCAATTAGCAAACGGAGAGAATATAAGCGAAGATACAATTTCACGAATGGCAAGTTTTGAGCGACATAGACAAAGTTCACAAAAGGAATTAGGTGACGGTTGCGGTCGTTTAATGTGGCTTGCATGGGGTGGTGACGCTGGAGTTGAATGGGCTCAGAGAAAGTTAGAACAAATCAGAAACAAATAACATGGCAGAAAAAACACTAAGTAAAGTTAGCCCACGAGGTGGCAAAAGGGGTTGTTTATGTAAAGACGGAAAATACTCTAAGGAATGTTGCGACGGAAGTTTACAAGCGCAAGGGATAGGCAAAACAGCCAGTGTAACGCCACAAAACGTAACGATTACAGAAATAGACGGAGTACGCACGATAGTACGACAAAACGGATAAAAAAGGAACAAGTATAAATTCAAAAGTTAATAAGTTAAACGTTATAAAAATGAACACACAAAAAGCAGTTTACGAAAAACTATTTTCTAATCAAGTGGAATTGGAAAAACACGAAGTTGAATTAGCAATGTTTAAGTCAGTTCAAGAAATTGAAAAACAATACGCTGATTTATTAGCTAAATCAAATGAAGCTTCAAGATATGTAAAAGCTATAAATGATGCTAAAATGGGTTTAAATAATTTAGGAAAATCATTAAATGTACTTTCCGAAGCTTTTATTAAAGATGCGAACAGCACAATTACCGAAGCAAAAGCATTGGGATTACAAGCTCCAGCATCTGTTACTAATTTACCGGGATTTGCAAAAGGAATAAAAACAAAAGCTGCTAATTTATTTAAGTTGGCAAATGCTATTGACGCTAACATTAAAAACCTTTAAATAAATAAAAATGAAAAATAGCTTAATAAACCAAATCAAAACTTTACTCGGAATGGAAGTAAAACTTGAGCAAATGAAATTAATGGATGGTGTAACAGTTTTAGAAGCTGACTCATTCGAAGCAGGTAACGAAGTATTTATCGTAACGGAAGATGAACAAAAAATACCTTTGCCAATAGGTGAATATGAGTTCGAAGATGGACGTATGTTAATAGTAGTAGAAGAGGGTGTTATTTCCGAAGTTAAAGAAAAAGAAGAAGAAATTGAAGAGCCTGAAGCTGAGGTAGAAGTTGAAACCGAGAAAAAGGAAGAAATGGAAACTTCAAAACCAACTGCTAAGAAAACTATCGAATCAGTAGTTAAAGAAACTTTCTTTAGTGAAATAGAAAAACTAAAAGAAGAGAACGAAACTTTAAAAGCTGAACTAAGCAAATTAAAAGAGGTTAAAGAAACAGAAGTTGAGTTAGCTATCGAAGAAGAAGTTAAACCAATTTCTTTTAATCCTGAAAACGAGAACAAAGTAGAGGTTATTAAAATAGCTTCAAAAAGACCTCGCACAATTATGGATTCAGTAATGAACAAAATAAATAAGTAATAATTTAAAAAACAAAAAAAATGAGTACAACATTCACAAGCATTTCAAATGATTCTTTACGTCAAGTAGGCGTAGTTGAAACATTGACAGGTGCAACAACTTTAACTGCTGAAGATAGCGGTAAAGTATTTATTCTTAACGCTGCTGCAGGTGCGCAAATATCACTTCCTGCTGTTGCTGACGGAGCTGGTCAATCTTATAAGTTTGTAGTTGGTGCATTATTTGCAACTACTGCATGGACTATTAAAGCGGCTTCAAACAAAATCCAAGGTGGTGTTATCGTAAACAGCGTTAACGTACCGGGAGCAGACGAAAACACGATTACATTTTCAGCTTCAGCTGACACAATCGGTGACTTCGTAGAATTACATGGTGACGGTTCTAACTGGTATGTTTTCGGATTGGGAACTGCTGCTGGAGCAATTACATTAACAGTAGTATAAATAATTTAAAAAATTAAAATAAAATGAGTACAACACAATCAATTACAACTACTTACGCTGGCGAGTTCGCAGGTAAGTATATTGCAGCTGCTTTATTGTCAGCTCCAACTTTAGAAAAAGGCGGTATTACTATCATGCCTAACGTTAAATACAAACAAGTTATCAAAAGAGTAGCTACTGATGACATCATCAAAAATGCAACTTGTGATTTTGATCCAACTTCTACTGTAACTTTAACAGAGCGAGTTCTTCAACCTGAATCATTCCAAGTTAACCTACAATTATGTAAGGCTGACTTTAGAGCTGACTGGGATGCTATCCAAATGGGTTACTCTGCATTCGATGTATTGCCTAAGTCTTTCGCTGATTTCTTAATTGCACACGCTGCTGAGAAAGTTGCTGCTGGAATGGAGACTTCAATTTGGAGAGGTGTTAACGCAACAGCTGGACAATTTGCTGGAATCATGACACAATTAACTACTGACGCTGCTTTACCTGCTGCTCAAGAAATTGCGGGTACTACTGTTGATGCTACAAACGTTATTGCACAATTAGGTTCTATCGTTGACGCTTTACCTGCTGCATTGTACGGAAAAGAGGATTTAGTTCTTTATGTTTCTAACAACATTTATAGAGCTTACGTTCGTGCGTTGGGTGGTTTTGCTGCTGCTGGTGTAGGTGCTAACGGTTACGATAACAAAGGAACAAACCAAGTATTGAATGACTTGTATTTTGACGGTGTTAAAATATTCTTAGCTAACGGACTTGCTTCAAACACTGCACTTCTTTCTCAAACTTCAAACTTGTATTTTGCAACTGGTTTGATGAATGATATGAACGAAGTTAAGGTTATTGATATGGGTGACATCGACGGTTCTCAAAACGTACGAGTAGTTATGCGATTTACTGCTGACGCTAAATACGGTTTTGCTTCCGACTTGGTTACTTACGGAATCGTAAATTCAGCTAACTAATCAAACTAAACTATAAGCGAGGGTGGTGAAATATACGCCACCCTTTTTTGTTTAACATTAAAAAAATAATAAAATGAGCTGCGATATAGCAAACGGAAGATTAGAAGCGTGCAAGGATGCAATTTCAGGACTTCTAAATATTTACTTTATTAACTACGGTGCTTTAAATTTAGAGGACGTTGTTTATAAAGATACTGGGGCAAATTCAGATGTAATTGATTCATGGCCAGCAGATGCCCGTGTATCTCTTTACAAGTACGAATTAAAAGGCGCAAATGGTTTTGAACAAACTATTCAAACGTCAAGAGACAACGGAACAACGTTTTTTGAGCAGGTTTTGACTGTACAATTAAAAAAACAGGACATTGCTACACATAAGAATGTTAAATTGTTGGCTTACGGACGACCAAGAATCGTTGTTGAAACAAGAGACCACCAATATTTTATGGCTGGTTTAGACCAAGGCTGTGACGTTACTGCTGGAACTGTATCTTCAGGAACTGCAATGGGTGACTTCAACGGATATAACTTAACATTCACAGGAATGGAAAGAATACCTGCTAATTTCTTGGATTGCACAAACGAAACTGAATTATCTGAAATCTTTACTGATGGGGTTAATGATGCTTTAATTGTAAGTAATTAAGATTGCCTTTCCATAAATAGGTTTAAGACCCTGCCTTTTTAGGTGGGGTTTTTTATTTAAGAAACAATTTGAAGTGTTTTAAGTTAATAAAGTATGATAGTTTTAACTACTTCAACAAATGCGCAAACATTCGCTTTAATTCCGCGAAATGGAGACTTCGATACTGTTGAAATAACGGACGACCAAACCAATGAAACAACGGTTGTTGAAGAGTGGGAATTTACGGCAGGAGATTATTATTCTACAATGGAGGTTGAGGTTGAATTAGTTGAAAATCATTTTTACAATTTAGTACTAAAAGACGGAACAAACATCGTTTACCGTGATAGGATATTTTGCACCGATCAACCGATAGTTACTTTCTCGGTTAACAACGGGCAATATACTTCAAATACAACTGCAAATACTTTTATAGTTTATGAGTGATAACATACATATTATTAATTTAAGTTCATACCAAACGCCAGTAATTCAAGAATCAAAAAGAGATAATTGGGTTGAGTTCGGGGAGGACAATAATTACTTTCAATACTTAATTGACAGATACACGTATTCTACGACAAATAACGCAATAATAAACAATATAAGTAGATTGGTTTATGGACGTGGTTTAAGTGCGTTAGATGCAAGTAAAAAGCCAAATGAGTACGCTCAAATGATGGCTTTATTACATCCTGATTGCGTTCGTAAGTTAGTAGTCGATAGAAAGATGTTAGGGCAGTGCTCTATTCAAGTTCATTATTCAAAAGACCGTAAAAGAATTTTAAAGGCTTACCATATGCCTGTTAATTTATTACGTGCTGAAAAGTGTAATAAAGACG